TCGAGGCCCTTCAGCATCTCCTGATAGGCCATCTCATTGCCGCGGCCGGCGTGGTCAACCGCCTGCTGCGTTCCGGAGACCCGGGCCACCTTGCGGGAGATCTGGGTGCGGTTGCCCAGACGAACGGTCGGCGTGGTCGCATCGGTGGCGAAGTCATCGCCCTCGAGCTGGGCGTTCGCACTATCGGGCGAAGCCAGCGCCTGGGTCTGCCATTCGTGGTTGACGGCATCGGCCTTTTCACGATCAACGCCCGTGATGAACGGGGTATCGGTCGGGTCGATGCGGTAGATCATGTCCGAGAGGTCTTCTCGGTTGCCGACCGCAAGCGGTACGGTAAAGGTATTGGCAGGAGTGGACATTTTCGTTCCTTATGATGCCCGGCGAGCCTGCAAAGCGCGAAGCTGTTGAGCAAACTTGATATCGCCGGTCTCGTTGAGTTTTCGGGTGAGGTCTTTGACTTGTTCGGACTGATCGGAGCCCGCAGGCTTCGACGTTCCGGGCCGCACGACAGGGGGGAGGTCGGGCTTGGCAACAGCCTTCGGGGCGGACTTGATTTCCGAAAGTTTGATCCGGTCAAAGAGGAGTTGCTGAATGCGCCGGTCGAAGAGAGGGATCTTATCCTCCCCAGAAGCCAGCCTGTTCAGTTCCTCATCCGAGAACCCGATCTCCCGCAGCACCGCTGCGGCCTTCGTGTCATAGTCGGCCTTTTTGGCCTTGTATTCCGGCGTGGAGTCAGCGAACGCATTGCTTTCCTCTTGGACGAACTTCGCCCATTCGGTCGCGTGCTTCTGCGCCTTCTGACCTTCAACCTGCTGCTTTTCGGCCTGCGCCGCACTCAGCTCCATCTGACGGACCTGCCAAGCCTGGAACCGGAACGGGTCGTTGGCTTGCAGATTGCGCACGTCATCCAGACTTCGGATGTCCCCGAAATCCGATTGCAGTGCCGTCTCAAGAGCCTGCGTGTAAGCAGCCTGTCTCGCCTCGTAGCTTTGCCTTGCCTGCTCCGTCTGCTGCTCTTTGGCCGTGAGGCCTTTGAGCTTTTCAGCGGCTTCATTCTGAGTCCGACGAAGCGCGGTATCGCGTTCCAGTTCGCGCGCAACGATCTTCTGTTGCAAAGCGCGAGGCGTGGCCTGCCATTCGGCGTCTTCAGCCTCAGTCCAAGACTTCGGGCGGGCGATGGGCGGCTCTGCAGCCGGGTCGGCGCCTTGGTCCTCACCGTGAGCCTGCTCAGCAGGGGCGGCGTTGTCCTCACCGGACAATTGCGTGTCTGCGGTCGCCGTGTCGGCGCCATCGGCAGATGATTCATTGTTGCGCCTCCAGCGCAGATCGGCCAGCGCTTTCGCGGCCTGGTTGGGCGATAGTTCGGCCGGCGCATCGGAGCCAAGCGTATTGGAAACGACAGGCGCGTCATTACCGCCGATGCCTTCGGCTGATTCGTCACTCATGAATTGTCCTTTGGGTTATCGAACGTCTTGCCAGCGCTTCTGGCGCTCGGCGGTTTCGGCGAGATCGCGGAGTTCACGCGCGGCAAGCGCGCCATTCGAAACTATTGCGTGGAGGTGATCCCGAACCTTGCCCACGATATTGATCGCGAGGAACAACTTCTCCCGGCCTACCATGTCGTCGATCGTGGTTGACCGCCAGGCGCTGGTGTAGGCGCTCTCCAGCGAGGCAAATGCCTCCTTCAGCAACTCGTCTTCAAGCAGCCCCTGCGCACGGGCGGCCTTGGCTGCGGCTCTCTGGAGGGCGAATTCGTCGGTCATTTGTTCTTGGCTGCCTTACGTTCGGCGGATGCCGTATGGGGCGGCTTCGCCGGGTGCAGCATCGGGTCAACAACAGGCGGCTCAGGCGGCTTTTCCGCGATCGGCGCCTTCTGCTCGACAACGGGCCGTTTCACGATGTCGTAACCCATCTCCACCAGCCGATCGAAGCAGGCAGTGATTTCGCCAGCCGTCAGGCGGCCCATTGGTGTCTTGTCGCTCATCGCGGAAACGAGCGTGCTGCGCTCTTCCGGAGTCATGCTAGTCATTTGGCTTATCTTTCGCTCTGGCCTGCTCCATTTTGGCTTCGTGGGCATCGGCTGACTGTTCCATCTTCGCGTCGTGCGTGACAGCCGTGGTGATAAGCCCCATTTCAGTTTCGGTGACCTTGTGGCGGTGCAATTGGTCCTGCATGGCCATTTTGTGCTGCAGCTCCTGCACCTTCAGCTCGTGCTCTTTCAGCTTGAACTGATGTTCCAGTATGGCCAGCTTGGCGTCCAGATCAGCCTTCTTGTCGGCCAAGGAGATTTCGGCCTGCGTCTTCTGCTGCTGTGTGGCGATGTCCGCCTGCGCCTGCAGCTTCTCAATCTCGGCCTTCATCGTCAGGGCTTTTTCGTCCTGCTGAGCCTTGAGCTTCAGCGCCGTGACCTTAGGATCTTCCGGGGTCGGGGCCGGCGGGTGCATCAGTTCGCCGGTCTGCGGATTCTTCGCGCTCGGATCGTTCAGGAACTTGTCCGGGTTCTTGTGGCCCAGGATCTTCGTCAGCTCGGCGCCGGTATTGTACAGCGCCTTGTCGTCAACGAGGTTGGTTTTTCCGCCGAGCAGCAATTCCTTCTGGAAGTTGGCCAGCGCCATCATCTGCGCAAACTGCTGGGCCTTGCCGCCTGACCCGAGCCCGACCGCAATCGTCATGTCGTTTCGGGTTTTCCAGTCCCGAGGATTGACCTCTACCCATGAATTGCGGAGCCTGACGGTCTCCTGCTTCTGGCCGTGCCGGCGGATCGTGCCATGCAACAGCGAGAAGATGTCTCGCACGCCTTCCGCCATGATGCGCGCGATCAGCTTCACCCGCATTTGCGAGGCCGAGAATACCTGCGCGACAGCCGTCGCCGACTGGTTCTGCAGCGCATTGGCGTCCACGCCCTGCATTTGCTTGGATAGGCCGGTCCGGGTTTCCAGTTCCGCATCGATGTACTGCATCATCGGGTAGACGGAGCCCGTGATGTCTGGAACTACCTGCCAGTTCAGCCCGCCCGCCGTCTTTGTGCGAACCACGCCACCAGGGCGGCTAACCAGAAGATCATCGAGAGTATTCGGTCCAGCATTGGCTTCCGCGACCTCCACCCGTGGGTTATTGTGCAGATAGAGGTTGTCGAGCGCGCCACGCTTTAGTGCCGTCTTCTCCCGCTGCGCCGGCATGACGAGATCGGCGATCGAGCGCCCGAAGAATCGATGGGTGATCGGAACCGGCGTCGTGGCGGCAAACGGTATGGCGTCAAACGGCGTCACGCAGTCCTTGCCATCCTTCTTGAGGAGTTCGCCTTGGTCGCCCCCGGTAATGACCTGATACAGGCAAGGCTTGCCGTTGCCCTCGTAATCCATCCTGACGTAGTGTTCGGTGATCTTGACCAGCCGTGTCGCGGTGTTCACGCCTGATCCGGTTCCACTGCTCTCCCAGACTGAATCCCGAGCGGTGGTTTCAATCTCGCTGTTGCCGCGGTAATCGCTCAGCGCCTTGACCTGATCCTCGTCAAAGCCTTCCGCGATCAACTGGCCTTCGGTCTTGGTGACGACCTCGTGGAAGCAGTAGTTGCAATCCTTGATGTTCCGAGCGCCGCGCTCGATGCCGAATTCTTCCGGTGGAACGCCCATGACCTTGGCGGACGCGAGCTTGCGGGTGGTGACAATGGTTACATCGTGCGTCACCGGTTGCGCCTGTGGGACGAGCGCCTGCGCCATCATCGCTTGCGGAGCCTGGTCCTGCAGCATGCCGGGAGGCGTAAGGGCGTCCATCAGTAGGCCGCCTCTTTGGCTTCAGCCGTCTCGCTCTCGTCAGCTTCTTCTGCTTCGTTATGAGCCGTATGCGCTACGATCTTCATTGCCCCCCTGGATTCCTCAACAGCCATCGACAACAGCGCGAATTGATCATCGGTCAGGTCGTAATATGTCTCGCGCTCTTCCTGCTCAGTCTCTTCCCACCAGACCTTGACGATGCCGACCTTGGACAACAGCGCATCCTTGATGAAGGAGTATAGCGCCATGAAGCCGGGATTCTGCTGCATGAACACGTGGTTCACGTAGTCGGTTTCCTGCTGGGCAGCTTCCTCGTCCTCGGGGCCAACGGGCTCAAACCGGACAACCTCGTCAGACCCTGCGAAGATGTCCATCAAATTCGGCATCAGGCCCTCGATGGTGTCCGCCACGTCGGTAGACACTGCCCGCGATCGGCCGTCCTGCGCCGGCATGTCCTTGGACATATCGCCCAGGTAATAATCCATCGCGTCGGCGCGTTCTTCAGCGAGCTTGGCGGCGGAGATAGCAGCAAGCGCGTCCGCCTTCTCGGCAGCGATCATGGACTTGAGATCGGAGGCGCTCATTTTAGTCATTGATGCCATTCTTCCTGAGGGCAACCAATTTCCACTTTTCCCCGTCGAAGCGCTCAATCGGGCGGATTACGTCCTTGCCCATGTTCGCCAGATAGCATGGCAAGAAGCGTACAGGCGCCTCAAACTGTCCCCAGTGAGAAAGAGTCATCACCACTTCAATCTTTGGCATCAGAGGCCTATCGTCTCAACGGTCCAAACGGTGTCACAGGGATACCGATGCACGCCGTGGTGAATGAG